ATGGGTTTTACCTCGCTCGGTCTGTCTGCGCCAATCCTTAAAGCTATTGAAGAGAAAGGATACAACACACCCTCACCGATTCAGTTACAGGCTATTCCTGCGGTTTTAGCAGGCAAAGACGTGATGGCCGCAGCTCAAACTGGCACAGGAAAAACGGCCGGCTTTACGCTACCAATTTTAGAATTGCTGGCAAAGGGTCCAAGGGTTCGCGCCAATCAAGTTCGCGCTTTGATCCTTACCCCAACACGCGAACTGGCCGCTCAAATCCAAGACAATGTCCTGGTCTATGGCCGTCACCTACCGCTCAAGAGTGCGGTTGTGTTTGGTGGTGTGAAAATTAACCCACAAATGCAGCGGATGTGTAAAGGTACGGATGTTTTAGTGGCAACCCCAGGCCGATTAATGGATCTGTATAACCAAAATGCAGTCAAATTTGATCAGTTGGAAATTCTGGTACTCGACGAAGCAGATCGCATGTTAGACATGGGCTTTATTCGTGACATTCGTAAGATACTGAAATTATTACCCGAAAAGCGCCAGAACCTATTATTTTCAGCAACTTTTTCGACCGAAATCCGTGAGCTTGCCAAAGGCTTGGTGAATAACCCTGTCGAAATTTCAGTCAGCCCACCCAACTCAACGGCAAGAACCGTTGATCAGTGCATTTATCCTGCTGATGTGAAAAAGAAACCAGCGATGCTGGTTAAATTGATCAAAGAGGGTAATTGGCAACAAGTGCTGGTATTTATGCGAACCAAACATGGAGCCAACCGTTTAGCCACTTATCTAAACGAGCAAGGTTTAACCGCTGCCGCGATTCACGGCAATAAAAGCCAAGGCGCACGCACCCGCGCACTGGCGGATTTTAAAGCTGGTGAGGTACGTATTCTGGTCGCAACGGATATTGCTGCGCGTGGTATTGATATCCCACAGCTACCTCAAGTGGTGAATTTTGAATTGCCGAAAATTGCTGAAGATTACGTGCACCGAATTGGCCGTACAGGCCGAGCGGGTGAGGTCGGTAAAGCGATATCCTTGGTGAGTGCCATTGAAGCGCCGGAATTATTTGCCATTGAACGTTTAACGCAAGCCTTACTGCCTCGTATAAACTTAGCGGGTTTTGAGCCGACCAACATGCTACCGGAGTCAAAATTAGATACTCGGCCTTTGAAACCGAAAAAGCCCAAAAAGCCTAAAAAAGTAGACGGAGCAGGAGAAAACAAAGGCATCACAGCTGAAAATAAACCTAAAGGTGGCCACCGAGGTCAGCCTGCCGGGAAAGCTCGTACAGCGAAAAAAAGCAGTGTTCATTCAGCGCCGAAAAAACCAGCAAAGCGTCCCGTTGGAAAGGGATAACTTCTTTTAAACATTCAAGAAGGCAGCAAACCAATTGGCATGGTCGCCACTGTGAACTTTGATAACACAGGCACCACCAAAATCGGTAAGTGGTATTTCAACCACTCATTTATGTCGATCGGCTTGATTGAGGTTATCTCTGCCTGCTGTGTGAGATTTGTGCTCAGCAAGATCATCATCGACTAAACCAACCTCGGTTTGTAGCAAAAAGCTTGATGCTATAGTCAAAAAGCCCAAATAAAGAAGAGTGGCCTTGGTTACTCTGCAGAAAAAGCCACACTATGTGGCTTTTTTGTTGTCATCCCTAAACCACCGCTGAAAGCGGTGGTTTAGGGATGACAAAAAAAGAGCCGTCAAAAACGGCTCTTAATCATTCGATTTTTCCGATTAATTTAAGGCCTACTCACGCCCGTAAACGTTGTTCTTTTGCTCTTGAACACGGATAAAAGTTGTACGCTTAGTTAACTCACGAAGCTCTGCCGCACCCACGTAGGTGCAGGTTGAGCGCACGCCACCGAGGATATCTTGGATGGTTCCGTGTACACTGCCACGGTATGGTAATAGTACGGTTTTTCCTTCCGCTGCGCGGTAACCCGCCACACCGCCAGAATGCTTGTCCATCGCGCTTTTAGATGACATGCCGTAGAACTTAAATCAAAAATAAAACAATTTATAAAAATCAATAATTTAAACAAAGATTACTGTTTATAAAAACAGATAAAATAGTCGATTTTGGACTATAAAATCTGACTAAAACCGACAAATGCCGCCATTTTTGCCGCCACTTTATGACGGAGAAAATTCCATACCTCTCTGAAAAAATCCCACTTTTCTTCGCCTCTTCGTAACCACTTTTTATTTACAACTACCCTATTCAACCCATGTAAAAAATTGAAAAACTGTTTTTGCTGTCAAATTCTCTCTATCCCTTGCTGTGCTTGGCTTTGCTAGCCTATCAACTGATCGTCATTTTCTGGCGCATGATCATTAAAACCGTGACGGAATCCGTCAAAGAACCATATATTTCAATAATTTAACAAAAATCACATGATCATTTCTGATCGTCATTTTTGCAATTAGCTGAAAATAATTTCAATTTTCGAAATTTAAAAATGGCGGTTTTAGGGCGCTTTCGGCGGTTTGCGGTATCGTCCAGCCCCCTTGCTGCATAAGGTTTTGCGGTTTATTGCCGTGTCGATGGCGTGTGGCGTTTTTCGCTAAACCAAAATTTCGAAAAAAGTGATCCAAAAACCTCGCGGGCGGGTGTAGAGGAGCGCGGATTCCGTGGGTCAATGGGTCGATTACGTGGCTGTATGCGCTTGGGTGTGGCTTGGGTTGGGTGTTGTGCTGTTAAGTGATGCGTTGCAGGCAAAAAAGAAACGCAGCGGTTAGGCTGCGTTGTGGTGCGTTTGGTTGGCTACTGCTTTGTTATCGGGTCTAGCCTTGCTTTGAGCTGAGCACTGTCAGAACCATGAGCGCTTATGTCACTCGCTTGGTTTGGTGCTGCGGTGGTAGCAGGTCCCGCCATCACGCCGCCGTGAGTATGGCTTGCGAGTGTGTCGGCTAGTTCTTTTACCACTTGCATCAGTTCTGACAGCAGAATGAGTACATTTTCCTGCTTCGAACCAAGCCATGTTTTTGGTGACTGCAACCACTGATGTTCAGCGGCGATACTGCGGCGCACTTTACCGATCACTTCAATCAGTTCTCCGGCTGTGGCTACGTGCATATTCCCTAAACTGCCCAGCTCTATGTTGTCACCTGCCAGTAGTTCGATTGCGCCTAACGCCTCGATGAGCTTTTTGCCTATGATGTTCTCTAAGCTATGTTCTTCGATCAGTAACTGGTGTTGCCCAAACTCACCTGTGTATTGGTGTGCGTGCTCGGCTTGCCTGAATGCTTTGCTGGTAAAAGTCTGATCGGTTTGGTCTGTAATGTTACCAGCGGCATCAATGCGGCGGCTTACTTCTTCGCGTTGCTGCTGCAGTTGCTCACCTGGCGCGATTTTTGGTAGTGCATAATCTCGACCGTAAATGCCACGGATAAGCGGCAGATCACTGCGACCGTAAGCGAAAGCGATTTCTACGATTGTTCCTTCAAGCGGATAAGCCAGCAATCCCGATTCATGGCCGCTCATGTGAACTGGCAGTGGTATCGATCGGTAAACTGGGATGTTTTCATCTGGCTGCATGTCTTCATTGAGTACCTGCACATCAATGGCGAAGCGTGGTCGGAATGGGTCAGCGACTTGGCCTGCGGTCGCACAATCTCGCACAGCCTCTACTCTTCCGAAAATGGGCAAGTGATAACCTGCGGCGACTTCGGGCAGCATGTCATCCAGTTCACGCTTTTTGGCTGGCTTCGCGTCATCCGTCCAGAAGGCTGTCATTTCATCGCCGAACAGCTCAAGTTTAGTAATGCGTTTATCAAAGGCCACTCGCCCCGGTCTGAGCATTGGGAATGGGGCGAACGTTACGCTGTTACTGCTTTGCTTTGAGGTGAATTCGTGCGGAATGCTCATCGGCTTGTTGTAAAAATGGCTGTGCTCGTATGCGCCAAAGTAAATCACTTGATCGGTATCTTGGTACCAGACGAAATCAGGCACTTGAAAGGCTTTACCGATTTTATCCAAGCACTGATAACCATCCCCCTGATTAACAAAGTTTGGGATCACCTTCTTGGTGTAATCCGCCTCCGGCAAGCGAAATTCCAGCCCTGTTTTTTTGGTGATGATGGCGAAAATATCCGCCATTGTTGGGTGCTCAATACTGATCGGCAATAGGTTGGAAAGTATCCCCGATAGCTCTTTCACAGTAATCCGAAAGGTTCCATTACTGGCTGGATCAACTCTATCAATGAATCCCTCAAAAAATGGGGCGGTTTGCTGTTCATAGCCAATATCAAAGCGCACTAAAGCGAACCGCTCCGGCGGTGTTGTCGTCGTCACAATGAAAATGGCTTTGCCGCCCAGCGATAGTTTTAAGCTGACTTTGTTATCCGCCAGCTCATATTCTTCATTGCTGATGAAAAGGCGCTTGGTCAGTTTCACTTGGTCGCCTCCGCATTTTGCTGCAGTGCTTGTTGCAGTGCCGTGTTTTCTCTTTGCTGCGGCTTGTTCTTAGCTCGCCCGCGCTGCTCTTTCTGCTCGGCTACACTGTTGTGCTCTTTCAGCTTAAATGACACCTGCCACGCCATTTTGTTTTCTTGCTGTACGGCGGAAAAGTGGCCTGTGAATTTGGCATTTTTGATTTTTAATGCGTTGGCCACATCGTTAGCGACTCGATAAACCTTGCGATCACCGCTTTCATCTTTAGCGCTGCTCATGCTTTCCAATAGTGCCAATTGAGCAAGGTCTTTAAATGCGATGAGGCCGGAGATTTCTAGCTCTGCGGCTTTATCGCCCTGTTCTGACGTTGCGGTTAATGATGCCATGCCGCTCATGTCCTGATCTTTAAACTCACGCGAGAAGTTCACCAATAGGTTTTTGATGTTAAACGTCTGTCCATCTAGTGCGAACATAATAACTCCTCAAAAAATGGCTGCGGTTGGCTGCTGATTAACACACTGGCGATGGTGTGCGGGCAGGTGCTTGGCGCGGCGGCTTGTTCCAATTGGGTTGCGATGCTCTCTGGCGTTCCGCTGAGTTTTATGCTGTACACGCTGCCGCTCAGTGATTTAAGCGCGTTGATGGTTGCGGTGATTTCACTCAACTGATTAGCGCGCTTTTGTGCCAACGCTGACAACTTGCCGATCACATGACTTGCATCACTGGCCAGTGATTCAAGCGTGGCGATTTGCGCCCCTTGTGCGGCGAAGTAGTCATTTAACGGGTTGGCATTTAAATGCGCATAAGGTTTAAAGCGTGGCTGAATGATACCCGCAGGCTGGTGCAGCTTTTCAGCCTCTTGCTTGCTCATGGCTTCAGCTTGGCGGTAACACTGGCACCAATCCGGTAGCGGAAATACGCGAGTGACTGCCGACAAGGTACTGACAAACTCGCCAAGGCTTTGTGTGTTGACCATGATTGCCACAGCATACAACTGACCTTTTGGCCTATGGATATCCGAAAGGTCACGCAGTTTAGCAGCGAGGGTTTTGGTGGCGTTGGCTGGGCTTAGGTAGCAGCCTGACTCTAACCTCTCGCCGACTTGGAACTGATAGGGCGTTGCGCTGAGCACAGTGCCTTGATTGAGTAATGTGTTTAACTCACCGCGCAGGTTGAGTAACGCTTCTGCTTCTGTGCTTAAAGGGTGACGCCCTAAATTGGCGTCACTCTGCAGGTTGGTTAGTCGGCCAGTGGCAGCACTCATAGTGCTGCCGACTTGTTGAGTGACTGTTTCCGCCGTGGTCTGGATTAAGCCTGCAGATGCTGGCCATGTGAGTGCGTTGTTTTGCCACATGGTTACGCCTCTGGGTTAACAGGCCAAGGGTGATCACGCTGGATTTTCTCGCGAGCGGCAATGGCTTGACGTTCCAGTTCGATGGCTTCCGCTTCTTTTCCTTGCAGGCGTTTGATATTGGCCTCTGATACTAATGGGTCAACCATGGTGAAATACAGGTGACGGCGCAGGTTATCGACTTGGTCTAATTCGGCGATGTATTGATTGCTGATATTCGTCACCCAAGCATCATCAATCCATTCATCAAAGCGTGTCGCTGATTCTTTCAGCGTGTAGTCATCGGTCACGAGAGTGACATCATCAAACTCTTTCTGCTTTGTGCAATCCGATTTTAAATAAGCTGTGACTTTTACATACGGTGCTTTGATCACTAGCTCTCCGTTAACTACATCAACGACTTGCCCGTTGATTTTTGCTAGCGCTGCTGCTTCGTACTGCTCTGCGCTAATCTCAATGCCGTTTTCGAGCGGAGATTGAGAAATTGCTAGATTGTTTGCATAGTATTTTTGCATTGTAATCACCCGTAAATTTTCATGAAATAGGGTTCTTCGATGTGCACTGGCTGGAATTGGTTCCCCGTTGGGACGACCTTTGATGCATCAAAAGATATACCGATATCTCTAGTGACTGTGCCGCCCCCTGTCCATGTCGTCGTGGTTGATGTTGCCGCTTTATCGAACGGACCAGACCATGTTGCCACAGAAATCGTTCCTGATTCAGGTAGGCCGGTGATGATTTTTGGCGAAATTTGACCCGCAATATTTCTCATCTTATCGCCGATGAGCATTCCTGAATTTTCCCCCGCGCGTGAAAAAGGCTTCGATGAGTTTCTCAGCTCAACACGCTGGCCGTGCATCGGAGATTGCGGAAAATTGATTTCGGCAGTGATTGACAATACCGGCGCAACACCCGAAACGATTTCGTTAATCAGAATGTCACTGTTGTACGCATCATTTCTGCTCAGCTTGATAAATCGAAAACGTGCATCATCGGTCGGCGGCGGTTCAACGCCTTGAATGTGCAGTTCAAGCGCAAATGGGTGACCGATTGGCATTGATGCCCAACATGATGCTTTATCACCGAAACGCATGTACTGCGAATGCGGATTTTCAGCAGCTTCATGCTCTGGCAAGCCGCCTTTCTCTCGCCAGTCTTCTACTGAACCATCGGCATTAATCCCCGCCAGCCTTGCAACGTAGTGTTGCTGTTGGTTTTGGTCAACGTAGTCGGTGAGCGGTGTCGCTGAGGCGCGAACGGTGACGATGTTCTGCCACTTTGATAACACGGTACCTGTGCGAACAACATCAATGTATAAACCCGTTGGCTTGGCGCTGATGGTTTGAATGACTTCGTTTTTTAGCTCGGCACGCAAGCCGCCCACGAACACCACACCCGGTGCTACTTTGTATTTGGCTGGGTCTGCTTGCTGGGTAACATCAAAGCCTTGAATGAATGCGGTGTGCCCGTAGTTATCCAAGTTCGCGAGGCGCATATCCTCTTCAATACCTAACAGGCGGGCTTGGTAGTCGATTTGCCACGTTTGCGCATCTACCGTAATACCCGCAATTTGCGCTGCACCTGTGTATTGCTGCATTAGGCTTTTGGTGCTTGCCATGCCTGCTTCTTTGGTTTCAGTGGCTTTGTGTACCACCATGCCGCAGGAGTTTGGCACGTTTTTATCACGCAGATAGATGGCATTGAAGGTAAACGCTGCCACTGAACCTGGGATCACGACCGAATAGACCAGCGCGTTGTCGCCGAGCTTTCCGACCTGATCAATATTTTGCTGATGCACCCATGTTGATACGGCTGGTAGCCCTTGGCTACGGTCAATCGGCTGGCTTGGGTCAAGGTTTGGGATGTAGGCAAAAATCATCTCGTTCATGTCTGGCGCTTTGCCGACACTGATTTGATTTTGCAGGTACTTTTCAAACTGCAGTGGAATGGCCGTCTGGCTCATGAGTTACCCCCTAAGGTGGCGATAAAGATTTGTTGATGGTGCTCAATCGGCTGAGGCTTGAATTCGATGTGGGTCACTTCTTCCGATTTGGCGTGATAGAGTGCAAAGCTATGGCTGAACTCGCCGTGATAAATGTTCATTTCGCTTGGATACGTCACTTGAAAGCGATATCGGCGGCAGGTTCTGCCGTATTGTTCGATCAGCGTTTGTACTAAGCGGCTGTTTTGTGAGAGTGAACTGTCCGTCAGTTCAATCGTGCAAACATCCCACTCTACGGCGCTTTCGCGTTCTTTGAATGACACAATGGCAATGCCCAAGCGTTCAAAGATGCGCTTAAACCCTGCTACGCTGCCTGCGTCTTTTGCGTTAACGGTGGCAAACTTCACCCGCTTGCGAAACAGCCACAACGGCTCACCGTTGAATTGTTTGATGTCTCTATCCCACGCCATCAGGCGCAGAATTTTTTCACTACAAGTGAGCGCGTCAAACTGTTGAAGCGGGAACAGCAACCAGCCGCGCACTTTGCGCATGAATGCAAACACACCATTGCTCAGAAAATAGGGCTCTATCTTCTCTTCTGAGGTGGTTTCGCCATCCTGCCACCACGGCGTTGGCGTTTGTTCTAGCTCTGGTGCTTGTTTATCCCATTCGCTCATTGTTCCAGCTCCGTGACGGTGAGGGTTTGTAAGCGGGGTTGAGTGAGCAAGCTGATGATGTCGGTTGGTTCACCGTCTACTTTGATGAGTACGGATTCGACGTTCTCCATCTTGCTGTGAATTTCGTGGGCGAGCTGCGAAATGCTGAATCGGCTTTCTGGTTTCGCTCTGGTCATTTCTGGGTAAGCCGCTGTTTCACGGAATGCGGCACGAATGCGGTTTTCTACTTCCAGAAGTTCATTGATTTTCTGCATCTCATCGAGATTAGCGACAAAGACCACCTGCGCACTGATGCTGTGCTGAGTCTCTGGAATGGCTAAACAAGTCAGCACGTCACCGTGGCCGTGGTGGCCGTCTTGCATGATGTGTTTATTGAGCTGGTCAAGCACATGCTGTGGCGTTGCGCCCACTTCCATCAGAATGTAAGCATTCGCGCTACCCGGTGTGATGTGGCCTGTGTTTTCAAAGAAGATGTTATCACTACGGATTCCCGCCACGCTGGCAATCATGGCGCGGTAAACATCGTCGATGTGCCATTCGCCCGCACTGGTAAAGGCGTTTTGTAGGCGTAGGGCTAATTCTTCGTCGCTTTCTTGGTCTGCGCCGAGTTGGGTTATCCAATTCGCTTCATTGGTGACAGAGACAATGCCCGATACGCCCTTCGGCAGAATGCTGAAATAGCCGGCGGGCAGGTTGTAAGCGGCTCCCGCTTCACTGGCTTCACACAAGACTTTGCCGGAGGCCTGCCCCGCTTTGATCACCGTGGTTTTGATTACGGTGAGTTTGTACACCTTGCCTTCAATCTCTGGCGTTTGAATGATAGTTTCCGCTTCAATACTGGTTTCATCTGCGGCGTTGGCTTTGGTGAAGGTGATTAAGCCTTGGGTGCTCACTGCGCCTTTGGGCGTGACGTTGTATTCCCATGCTTTTAGCTCTAGCGCCCAACGTTCCGCCGTACCCACAAAGATATTGGGCATGACATGCCCTGCTAGCAGTGTGCGGATCAGCCACACGGCAGGTGTCACAACGGCAGCACGAACCCAACGCCAGAAAGGTGACATTTGCGAATCGTTGGACAAGAGGCTTCCTGACTCGGTTACGTCTGCTTTGAGCGCGGCCTCGAAGGCATCCTCAGTAACGGGCACGCCCGATTCTGAGAGTATTTCGACAAAGTCGGCCTGCGGTCTTTTGCTCATGCGATCACCTCGGTGCTGATGGGTTGCTCGTAGTCGTATGCGTTGGCAGTAAGTAGGATGTTTCCTGCTTCGCTTTCGGTGGCTTTCGCCGTGCCGGGAATAATGCGGTTATCCAACTCGGCTTTTTGTTCAATTTGCAGCAGTACGTCTGCACGTAAAATGGGGTTACGTTCTGCCACTAATTTGCGTGTCATCCCGCTTTCCATGATCGCGTGTTTGATGTCCTGCGCGATGCTGTAAAGGTCGCTGCATTGGGTTGGCTGCGCTCCTGCGTCTATCTTCCAGCCGCCGTCGATGACTTTGATATCGATATAGCGTTTATCCGGCATTGAGTTCATCCCATTCTGAAAGCTGTTCTGGTGTCATGCCGCCTTGTGGCGTGATGTAAACATCACCGAACTGGCGAACATTTTGGGTTGTGCGGCTTTCGCTGCTGTTGAGGTTGTTCACCATGTTTTTGGATAACTGCGGGGTGTTCTCTGGCCGTTTGTAGTCAATGAGTGTGCTATCCATGCTTGGGCGCGAGGCTTCAAGCGCCGCGACATCTGGCAGTACAGGAACGGCTTTTGTGATGGCGGGTTGGGTTTCTGGTACTGGCACATCGGGCAGTTCTCCGGCACGCCACTCGATGTTGATGCCGGGGATCATGTTGAGCATTTCAATTACGCCATCTATGGCGGCGGCGATAATTTTGAACCAAGTGGTATCCGCAAAAGAGGCTTTGATTTCGTCCCACCAGTAAATCATTGCGCCGACTGCAGCCACTAAAGCTACGATGCCCGCGATAATCCATGTGATTGGGTTTGCCCACAGCGCGGCGTTGAATAACCATGTTGCGGCGGTCATGGCAATAGTGCTAATGCGCAGCACTTTGAATACTCCACTCAGTACCGCTGTGGTAACTGCCCAGCCACCTGCCATCATTTTGGCTATTCCCATTACTAGCGAGAGAGAGGCAACCACACCGCCCAGCGATAGCGCACCAATGGCGGCATAACTGAGCACTTCGGTTAGCACGGGATATTCGCTGGTCATGGATGTGAGCCACATTAGGCCATCGGCGATGCTGCCTGTGACGGCGTTGAAGGCTGGTAAAACCATGCTGAATGCCGCAGTTCGAATGGCGAACCATGAGTTTTCTAAACGCTGCGATTGATCTGTCATCGCTTTAGCCATAGTGATGGCGGTGTCCATGGATGAGTTTTTATCGAGATCAATGACGTTCTGAGCGAGCGCATCGGTTTTGCTTTGCAAGTTTTGAATAAGTTTTACGGCCTCTCCGGAACCGAATGCATCAGAGAGAATGGCAAATTGTTCATCTGTCGAGAAATGCCCAATACGCTGTTGAATTGACTCCAACATATCGGCCATCGGTAGCATTTTTCCGTATGAGTCGAAGAAAGATAGCCCGAGCTTTTCTTGTGCTTTTACTGCGCCGCCAAGGAAGGCGGTGTATTTCGTGGCGGCTTCGCCTCCCCCCATGGTGGCGGAGAGCATACCAAGCACGGTCATTTGCTCGGCCATATCCACACCCATGGCGGTCGCTGATGAACCAAGCGAACTGAACGCCTGAGACATTTTATTACCATCGGTTTTAAACATCTGCACCGCTTGTGCGGTCATGCCTGTCACACGTTCTACCCAGTTTGAGTTTCCGAGTGCTGCGGCATCTTTTTCAAAAATGCCATACATGGTGCCCATGTAGTTGGTAATGGTTGCGGTGTCTGCTTTGGTCGCCGCCGCAAGAATGCCCGAGCTTTTGGTAAAATCTGAAAGCTCAGTGCCTTTTAACCCTGCGATAGCAGATTGAATATCGTAAGCCGCCCCGATAAATTCAGTTGCTGACTTACCGTATTCGCCTGAAAAATCCAGCGCTGTATTTTTCAGATGCTCTAGGGTATCCGCTGCGACATTGAGTGATTTTACTTCACCAATCTTGCGGTTAATTTCAATGGCGGGCATCAACGCATTTTGAATGGCAACGCCTGTCGCCCACAAGCCAGCCCCACCCTTTGCAGCCTGTTCCATGCCTTTTTCAGCGGCACTCATAGCTCCATTAATTTCATTGGTGATTCCTGCTAGGGGCTTGGTAACTTGGTCAACTAACCCGATTACCATCATCAGATTTTCATTCATCCGGTTACCATTTAACGTTTAAACAGCTTTGATATTGCGGACATCACCGCATGTTCGGTGCGCTCTTTCTCTAACTTATCAAGCCACAGTGCGCGGGCGAGGTTTTGCGGGTCATCATCTTCATTGGGTAGGTAATGACGCCGCAAAATGAGCGCTTGTTCGATGCCGTTCTCTTCAATGCGCTCTACCCGCTCTTTTAGTTTTTTAGGGTGATGGTGATGCCGCCTTTTGAGGCTTCATACACTTTGCCAAACAGCTCGATGATTAATCCCGGCACGGTGTTCATCAGCTCGACCAGTTCTTCTTTTTGTTCTTTATCCACGGTGCGCTCTAGGTAAGTGCGGGCTGGCTCAACTTTGTTGTCACCGGATACCCCGTTCACATAGTTGTTGGCATCGGCCACGCTTGGCGTGAATTTAAAGTCGGTACCATTAATGCCAACGGTGACGGTTTTGGTTGTGAAAACAGGTTTAGTCATGGTGTTTCTCTCTCTGTTGGTTGTTCGCGCTGTGCGCGCCAGTTCAAATAGTCTTCAATTTGTTGATTGCACTCTTTGAGTGCTTGCTTTAGGCGTGGAATGTCTTCGCTGACGACTTCTGGCCATGTGCCTTGCACGCTCGGTTTGTTGCAGGGCACGAGCATTCCCGCCGGAGGTAATCGAAAGATCACCTGTGTTGAAACGGTTTCAGTACGGTTCGCGCAGCCGCTGAGTAACAGCATCAGGAATGTGGCATTCAATACCTGCCATTTGCGCTTTAAGCTTTGCGATGTCGTCATTTAATTTCGCCTCGCTTTGGTTTCGTTCCTGCTGCCTTTTCACCATCAGTGCATTGTGTTCTGCGGCTTCCCCTTTCAGGGTGGCGATGGTGGTTAAATTGCTTTGGTTAGCTGCCTGCGCTTGGCTGAGTTTTTCACTCAGCGTGATTTGTTCGGCTTGGCTGGCTTTGAGCTGTAACCCTAAAACTAGGATGGTGATCAGCAATGCCGCCAAGACGGTGGCTTTAATCCACTTCCATACATCTGGCATATTCCAAGCCTCTTCGAGTGACTAGCCCCGGAAGGACAATTCCATCGGATTTCACCCATTCTTGAATATGGCCGCAGCCTTGAATGAATCGTCCTTGTTTAATCGCTCGATAGATTCGTGTGTCTGTCCCATCTTCATTTTTTCGAAATTTGGTACATCCAAAATTGAAAACAAATGATGTAAAACCATCGAACTGCCCTTGATTCAACCTTCGCCCAGACAGACGTTCAGCGTCCGTTACACATTGCTCTGCCTCTTTGATGTTTTTCACCCAATCTTTGGCAATTTGCTCAATTGTCACTACGTGATTCGGCACACCATGGGTGTTACCAATTCCATTAGTCCTTAGACCTGCCGGACATTTATAAGGGTCTTGTCGGCAACCTTCTGCGTTTCCAATAATTTCTAGCCCTTTTGGGCTGATGCGTAGTTCACCAAGGGCTTGGCCTTCGATCACCACTTGACCAACTGGCTGTACGTATTCTTGGCCGACTATCGCCCCGCCCGTGATAAGGCTGATCACGGCGGCGACTGAGCACCAAATTTTTTTAGTTATTTTCATTGAGGTAGATTCCTCGTTCTTTGGCGATTTTCTGCATCGCGCGTTTATGCCAAATATTGGCGACTAGGGCAGTGACACCCACAAAGATGGATATCCACTGTTCAATACTGAGTAAGCCGAGGAACACACCGAGCCCTGACATCAGATAAGCGATATAGGAGGTGAGCTTTTCAAACCACTCTTGAAACCATTGGTTCTGTAACCATTGATTCATCGTTGCTCCTTTGCGGCCTGACAGGGGGTGCAATACTGACACCCCTTTACCTTTTCTTGCCGCTCTTTGGGGATTGGGTCGTCACATTCCAAACAGTGGGTGCGGCTAGGCAAGTGGGCTGTTTGCATTGCCCTTGCTCTGTGGTTAGCCAGCGCCATTTGTTGGAATTTGGCTTCCGTTTTTGCGGCATCGTCGATGACATCCATAACCGCCCTTACCGCTAGTTGATCAGGCCGCGAGTATCATCTTTCGATAGATACGGCACACCGTTAATGCGAACAAACAGCGGGCTTGTGACAAAGCCTTTTAGCTTGCGGGTGGATTTGTCGCTGCTTTCTGGGTCAATGCTGAGGATGTCTGCCAGCACGAACTTGACGCCGAAGATTTCCACCTTGTCTTCGTCTTGGCCGTTGTTGGCGTAAAACATCATGTCGTCAGGTTTGATCCCGCGATAGCTGCCCGCTCGACGGGCGGCTTTGTGTACTTTTTTGAACTGGTTGAGGTCGAGTTCTACTTCAACATCACAGCTCACTTTGCCATCGGTATAGCCATCGGTGACGCCGCGAGTAAATGCCGCTTCGCTTTCATCGTTGATGGTTGCGGTGGCGCTTTTTACGTGGACGAATTCGCCAAATAGCGTGGTGTCAAAGTTGCGGCCTGAGAAACGTGCGTTGCTCATTAGTAATCCCCTTGTTTAACGGAAATGGCGATGGTGATTTTCACCGGGCATTCGTAGGGCTGAACGCTCATGTAGATTTCTACATCGGTGCTGTTTACCCATTTGATTTGGATGTCTTCATCCTCTGGTGGGTAGATTTCCCCCGGCACGCCCGTAAGTGCCATGGTGCGCAAATCTTGGGTGAAATAGAGCTTTGCAGCGGCGATGCTTTGCGGCGTTGAGTTGAGTGTGCGGTCGGCAATGCGGGCAATGGCACGAATACGCACTTTGCGGGCGGCTTTCATCGCGACACGAATGTGGCGGATATCTTGGTAATCACCACCTGGCACATCGAGGGTGCGGCCAGTTGTCCAGTATTGACCGGGGTAATCTGGGTACCACATCGGCACGGCGATGCGGTTTGACTCCAGCGCTTTTAGGGTGGCGAGGTCTAGGGCTTTTCCGGCTTTGTCTTTCATCAGCTCGGTGTTACCTAACACGCTTCCGGTTTGGACGCGGGCTGGTGAATCTGCTATGGAAACTTCTTTATTCGCGAGACGGCCAGCGTACTTGCCGAGTGTGTCACCTGCTGCATGTACATTCGGCACAACGGAAATGTATTCACTCGCCACATCTTTTGGGATGGCTACCGTGTCGGCTAACCACTCTGACCATGTTTGGCCGTTGGTTGGGTCGTTGTTGATAGCGGGCAGTTGGCACAGCACGCCGACTTCACGGCCTAAGCTGTTTTTCAGCTCGGTGCGCAGGGTGATGGCATCTTCGATCATGGCTTTGGTTTCGGCATCAAAGCCAAGCACAACGAATTCGAAGCTGGACACTTCATTGGCTTTTTTGACAGCGTCTTGCCAGTTGTCTTCTTCGCTGAGGATCATCACGCCCGCTGTCCATGCCTGTTTGCCGTTAAGCTGGGCGGCTTTGACAATGGCAAGCCCTTCGGCGCTGGCTTCGGCTAACACGTCGTCAAGGTCTGAGGTTGAATCGACCATGATTAGGTTGCGAACGTCACCGGAAACGGTGCCGCGAATGACGAATAGGAAGTGGCACTCGATATCGGCAATCGGGCCATTCATCAGGTTTAAGATTTTGATAATAACGGTAGGCCATGCCATGTTATTTGCTCCTGTTGCGCTTGAGTTCCCGTTTAATCATGATTGCCAGCCGTTTAGGGCTGATTCCGATTAATCAGCGTTCCGGTCTTCCTACTTTCCAATCCCGTGCTGGGGTTTTGTTTTCCAGCTCTTGAATGGTTTTTGCCGCTTCGCCCACTGTCATGTTTTCTCGTATCCATGCCAGAGTGGGCTTTTTGCCTCTTTTCTGTCGCCCCTGAGGCTTGAGGCGGTAATCGAGATCGCGCAGCGCTTTGGCTTGCTCTCGGGTGGCTGGGTCTGTCTTTCGCGGCTCATTTTGCTGCTTGGCTTGCCGCTTTCTTGCGGATAGCCCACTTTCTTGCGCGATACCGTGGTGATGTTCGTAAGCGACTCGACCACGGGCGGAAGGCCAGCCCACCACTAGGGTGCGGTTGTTATCACGCTGAAAGTGTTTGAGCTTTTGAGTAAAGCCTTTCAGCAGCTTGCCGCGCCCTCGTTTTCGTTTTGCCCATGCGCTCCCCTCTGGATCACGCTGTGCTCGTATGTTTTTGCGCGTGGTTTTGGCAATTTGAGCACCAATTCTGCGCAGCATTTTGTCACGGGTTTTTCTGTCTAATCCCAGCAGTTCGAGTTGTTCCATTACGCGCAGGTAACTGCGGTCTTCGGCTTTAATCTCGAACATTGGCGACTACATCCAGTAGGTTTTCAGCTACCCAAACTGGGTATTCTTGAATGTTCCAGCGCTTGTTCAGCCAATAAATGAGGCCGCTCTCGGCTTCAACGAGTTTGATCGGCTCTTCGAAATTGACTTGAATCAGCACTTCGGCGCTGTCTTCATCTTCCACAACCACGTCGATTACTGGGTCTTTCAGTTCACCGAGCTGATCTTCTCGGTCTGCATCGTTATCCATTAGCCATGCGGCTACGTTGGCGAACAGTACCGCTGGGTCATACTTTTTGAACGGCAAGCGGTCGATTTGAAATTCAGCGAGGTAACGTTGCTGGCAAATCTCGATGCCGTTGCCCATATGGCGTGGGGTTAGAATGAGTTCGATGTTTCCCATCTCGGCATCAAGTCGCTGGGCAATGTGTTTGCCGACACACATTTCGATGTGTGCTTTCAGCGCCTGCATTTTGTAGCCCACGCGATAACTCATATCAGCTCCACGCTTGCGCGATTTTTGCCGAGCATATTGCGGATGATGCGTTCACTTTCGGCCAGCAGTTCGTTTTTGGTTTCTTGTGATCGCTCAGCGAGGTGATCACCTTCTTTTTTCTGGCTGACGGTGGCGAAATCGGGCAGTAAATCGGCTTTTGCCCGAGCAAACACGGCGCTTTGGTACTGAATGACGATGAGGTTTTTATCGTTCACTTTTGGAAACGCTGGCACGTCTTTAGCACTGGCATGGCCTGCGGCGATGTACTTGGCTTTCAGATCACTCAGTTGCAGGTTTACCGATGCGATGGCGTTAACCACAGCGTGAGCAATGCGCTCATCGTCTTGCGCGGCTGGCGTTCCACGCAGGCGTTCGAAATCTCCTGCGTTGATGTTTGGCCAGAATCCATCGTTCTCGATGGTGGTATCCTGAAAGCTGGTGTTGCTGGCTGTGAACATTTATTCTTTCCCTTCAACAGCTTCTTGAAGCATTAAAAGCATCACGGAAACGAGGAAGATGGCTAATAAGCTCGCAACGCCAGTAATCCAGTAGCCAAAATATAAATATGAACAGGCGATAAGGGTTAACAAGACAATGCGGGTCTTGGTCATCCAGCGTTTCATGCCTTGCTTTTTTGCCCTTTCAACGAATGATTGAAATTTCTCAGGAATGAGGATGCAAACCGAGGTTGTCGCCATCAGTACAACGTTTATCCAAGTGGCAACCAGTAACAGATTGACTACTCCATCATTCACTTTTCCTAAATCGTTACCTACCAACACACTTACAGTGAGAAGTAGAACGCACGTCCAGTACATTAAGTTTTTCATCATCATTCCTCTAATCTAAATAGGTGCGCTCTAGCCACTGGGTCGACGGTTAACAATGAACCACGCAGGTTATTGCAACCTCGCCAGCCGAGCGCAGCGGCGTAGGAGCTTACAAATTCTTGCCTTCGTTGATCGCGTTGATACGCATATCAATCTGGTTAATCTTGGTTTTCACCCCGATTTTGTCGTGCTTTTCATGGGCGGTGATGAGTAAGGCTTTGGCCTTTTGCAACCGCTCCAGATCACCAATTGAACTTGGCTGTGGTTCGCCTTTTTCGTTCATCAGCAGGCCGTAACCCGCGAACTTGTACCACTTGGCTTCAACGACTTCGGGTAATACCCACTCTTTGTCGATTTTCTCGAATACACGGGAGAAGTAAGGCTCGATGGAGTGGCCGTTCGGTAGCTGTTGCTCTGCCCATTTGAGTACTTCATCCGCGCAGACAATTGCCCAGCTTGAGCGTTTAAAGTTTTCCGGCGTGGGTAGGTTTAGCTCGATGGCTTTGAATAGCCATTCCACGGCGGTTTCCAGATCACCGATGTCGAATAACCAAACGATGAGATCTGTAAAAATGGGGTTTTGATAGCTTTCCCCAGCAGCGAGGTATTTTTCAGCCAGTGGTTTGTATTTCGGGATCAGCACATCACGTTTGTGGTTGACCTTTTCCGAAATTTGCACAAAGCCTTTCAGCACTTGCTTATCTTGCTCAAACTCAACTAAGCGAAGGTGCAAGCTGTCGAGGCTTTCCGCAGTAGCGGCATGAGCTGCCGCTGCTGGGGTGGTGGTTTTCGCTAAGATCTGGTCTCGCTGTTTACGTAATGGGCTGCTCATCCGTTACCTCTTAGGCTGGTTCAGCAATAGTTACGTTTTCGATTGCAGCGAACTTATTCATATTGCCGACGGCATAACCTTCCATGCGAATGTGGTTTTGCTTGTAGCAAAGTTCATCTTCATCATTGACCTGACGTCGCCATTGCGTACCTTCCTGCGTAAGTACCTGCAGGTTCTTCGCTGTAGTCACCCAAAGCTGGTTAGCAGGGAAGAAAGAAGGTGTGATGGCTTTGCGGCCTGCGATGGTTTTCGCCAATTGCTGTGCTGCTTTATGCTCAGTTGGCGTGTTCGCTGCTTCCAGTAGTCGGTGCTGCTCTGCGGCCACTAGGTTGTGACCAACTAGCACGATAAGATCTGGGTCTTCGCGATGCTCAGGCGCAATCGTAGTATTGATGAGATCTTGAGTCAGTGAATCAAGGTTCTTGTAGGAGTCCGCAGCGACACCCGTTGGGTCTAAAGTTGCAGAAGCTAATACTTGACCCGCTTTTTTCTCTTTAACGATGGTCAGCCAACCTTTGTTGACGTCTTGCCCGAGCGGGTTCGCTACTGGGTCAGTTTTCGTGGCGATAGATGTACCGTTGAAACCGATGCGCAAGATATCGCGAGCAAAACGCATAGAAATGGCGTTTTTCATCATCTTCAACCATTCATCTTTAGAGCCAGAGTTAGCCCATTGCGTCATGGTTTCCCACAAGATGCGCGCACCTGAGTCGGTTTTTACAAGCTCGTAAGTGTTTCCATCTTGGCCAACATCCACACTAAAGCGCTTGGTGTTGTCGCGCCCAGTTGAAAGACCATCGCTACCGACATCAATTACCTGACCTTTAATTTGCTGAACAGGCAGCATAGAGATCATCGCCAAAAAGGCATCCGACATCATAATTGCTTGGCGAAGCTTGGTTTCCATTGGTGGCGTGACGTTGAACATCTTCGCACCTTCCGTAGCCTTAGCGGCTTCGACTACTGCGGAGGTGAATTCTTGCAAATACTGTGTTGATACGGCGTTTAACATTAAAACACCTCCATTTTTGAAGCACTACCAGACGGGTCAGGGTTTTGGCCATCAGGCCCCGTTTGGCTTAGTTGCGTGAATTTGGTTTCGAGATCGGTTTGCTTTTGATCGATGCGATCAAGCGTTTCTTGGAGCTTGCTGAACTGCTCCGGAGTCATGCCGTTCGTTTCCTTGTCCTTGCCATCACCTTCGATTTCTTCACCGTTGGTTTCTGGCGTTTTATTGGAAGAAAAGGTTTTGAACTGGCTTTCTAATGCTTCCGTTTTTTCACTGACGCGGGCAACAGCTTCCATCAGTTCACTGAACTGTTCTTTGTTCATGGGTTCTTCGTCCTCTGATTGAGGTTTACTGGGTGTTTCTGGCTCATCGCCAGCGATAAAGGTGCGCAAAGCGGAAAAAAGGCGATCAGTGCGGCTGAAACATTTCTCTAGGTGGAGTTCTTCGAGCGCGTCAGACTCAATCGCGGTTTCTTCGCCATGGCGACGAGAGAATTTGAGTTGCGTTGTACCTGTGGAGGCTGGGGAGTCAGTCACAGCTAGGCCCATTAAATAGCAACGCCCCTCGCCCTTGTAATCGGGGTTCGGTTCAATCGAGGTAAACAGCTTTTGCCCTTCTTGGTTTGCGTCCAAGAGGTATTGGTTTGGCGTTAACTTGGCAAATAGGCGGAGTTTGTCGTCTAGCACTTCGGCTTTGAGTTCTTCGACTACGCCCCAGTTTTTACCTTCAAACGGCCCCCAAGAGCTGCGCCAGTGCTCTGGCCAGATTAATGCGGTGTATTCATCTTTGGCGTAGAGAGAGGCCATGTCGTTAATCCACGACTTGGTGATTTTGCGCCCGTCTACGGTGCTGCCTTCGGTGGCAATGACTACCCAATCACTGGTTTTTGGCATGGGGTGAACACTCTTGGTTATTGCTGAATCTCGTTAATGTGTCGCCACCATACGCCGTAAAAAGTTGGCTTTCAGCAAGCAGTGTTCGGGTGAATTCGGATATGGGGTTATATCCGAAATTGGCGGAATTTTTGTAGGCGAATCAGGGTGTTTTCGCGGCGTATGATGCGCTCATGGCATACTCTCCCGAAATCCGACAAGCCGCCCGAGCCCTCTATTTGAAGGCATGGACGCCACGCGAAATCGCCGACGAATTGAATCTGAACAGTGACCGAATTATTTACTACTGGGCGGATAAGTTTGGCTGGCGCGATATGTTGCGTGAACAAACGATTGATGAAGCTATCGCGAATCGTATTCAAACGCTGCTTGAGGTAGAGAACCCAAGTAAACCGCAGTTGGATATGCTCGATCGGCTGATTAATCATCACGTCAAACTTAAGAAGCTGCGCGCTACTGAGCAACCTACTCAACCCAATGAAGCGGGTACAGCTTCGGCGCAAAGTGGTGCACAAAATAGCAAAAGTGGTTCACCTAAGGCCGAATCTGGCACACAAACGGGCGATTCTGGTAAATACTCTGCCCCCAGTGGTAAACGTGGCAAGAAAGTTAAGAATGATGTTAGTGAGATCACCGAGGCCGATTTTAAGCTGTGGCATGACTCGCTCTTTGCCTATCAGCACACGATGCGTAACAACCTGCACCAGCGGACTCGTAACATTCTCAAGTCTCGCCAGATTGGCGCAACCTATTACTTTGCAGGTGAAGCGTTAGAACAGGCGATTCTTACGGGCGATAACCAGATATTTCTCTCAGCTTCTCGCGCTCAAGCTGACGTTTTCCGTCGCTATATTGTGGCGATTGCAAAAGAGTTTTTAGGCATTGAGATCACGGGTAATCCTTCTACTTTGTCGAATGGCGCAGAGTTGCACTACCTCTCTACCAACGGCAAAACGGCACAGAGTTACCACGGCCACGTTTATATTGATGAGTATTTCTGGATCGGCAAGTTTGACGAGCTGAATAAAGTCGCTTCGGCGATGGCTACGCATAAAAAGTGGCGTAAGACTTACTTCTCTACCCCTTCTTCTAAGATGCACCCTGCTTACTCGTTCTGGACGGGTGAAAAATGGCGCGGCGATAAAACCACTCGGAAAAATATTGAGTTCCCAACCTTTGATGAACTGCGCGATGGCGGGCGTTTGTGCCCTGATCGCCAGTGGCGTTATGTGGTTACGATTGAGGACGCCGCTAAGGGTGGCTGTGACCTCTTTGATATTGAGGAACTGCGCGAAGAGTACAGCGAGACGGACTTCAACAACTTGTTTATGTGCGTGTTTGTTGATGGTGCCAGCTCGATATTTGAATTTAATAAGATTGAACGCTGCATGGTGGATAGCGAGATTTGGCAGGACTACAAGCCAAACGCTGCCCGCCCATTTGGTAGCCGTGAGGTGTGGTTAGGCTATGACCCATCACGAACCCGTGATAATGCGGTGCTGATGGTGGTCGCGCCACCGATTGTGGCGGTTGAGAAATTCCGTGTGCTTGAGAAACACACTTGGCGCGGGCTTTCTTTCCAACATCAAGCTTCTGAGATCAGCAAAGTGTTTGAGCGCTTCAATGTGACTTACCTTGGCATTGATATCACCGGCATTGGTGCGGGTGTTCATGACTTGCTGGTTAATAAGCACCCTCGTGAAACGGTGGCGATTCACTATTCCAATGAAAATAAAAACCGCTTGGTGATGAAGATGATCGACATCATTGACGGCAACCGCCTGCAGTTTGATGCGGGCATGAAAGAAACGGCAATGGCGTTTATGGCGATTAAGCGTGTCGCCACGAACAGCGGCAACATGATGACCTTTAAAGCCGAACGTAGCGAGCAAGCTGGCCACGCTGACGACTTTTGGGCGCTTTCTCATGCGCTGATTAATGAACCCCTCGATCACTCCACGAAACGCAAATCAACATGGCAGATGGCAGCATGACAGAGCAACTTATTCACTCACACACTACCGATGGTACAGAGAGCAAATCTGTGTACAGCTTTGACCCAAACCCGGAGCCCGTTGATACAAACAGTTGGATGACTCGTTATTGTGAGCTGTTTTACAACGATTTTGATGATTACTGGGAGCCGCCTATTTCATTGAAAGGGTTAGCCGAAATTGCCAACGCGAACGGGTATCACGGTTCACTGTTGAAAGCGCGGGCCAACTATGTAGCTGGTCGCTTCCTGAGTGGTGGCAACATGCCTATGTACAAAATGAATAATGCCTGCTGGGATTATTTTGGCCTTGGTATGGCAGCATTTGTGAAGATTCGCAGTTATATGAAGAATGTGATCGCTCTTGAACCTTTGCCCATGGTTCACATGCGCAAGCGTAAGAACGGGGACTTTGTTCAGTTGCTGCGCAACAACGAACAAAAGGTGTTTAAAGCGAAGGATGTGATTTTTATTCCACAGTATGACCCGCAGCAGCAAATTTATGGCTTACCTGATTACTTGGGCAGTATTCAAAGCAGTTTATTGAACCGTGACGCGACACTGTTTCGCCGCCGCTATTACCTGAACGGCGCGCACATGGGCTTTATTTTCTATGCGACTGACCCGAACTTGAGCGAAGCCGATGAAAAGGCACTGAAAGAGAAGATTGCCAGCTCTAAGGGGATCGGTAATTTCCGCAGTATGTTTGTGAACATCCCGAACGGCAAAGAGAAAGGCATTCAACTGATTCCGGTGGGCGATATTGCCACGAAAGATGAGTTTGAGCGGATCAAGAATATCACGGCGCAAGATATTTTTGTGGGGCACCGTTTCCCAGCAGGGATGGGCGGCATGATCCCGCAGACAGGCGCAACAGCACCAGACCCACTCAAAGTCAGCCAAGTTTATGACAAGTATGAAGTGGTTCCGGTGTGTAAGCGTTTTTCTGATGCAATCAACAGTGACCCAGAGATACCGGAATCACTGTCTTTCAATTTTGATTTGAGCATTGAGGTTTAAAGCAAGGCACATTGGCTATTGCACCTTGCCGCAAAGTTAATGACTTGTACCCATAAGTCATCAAGCCTTGTTGATTCAAAATAGCCGACATCCCCAATCATTGGGGCTTCATTCCTGATACTTGGTCTTTGGTATTGGTCAGCGAAATGGAATACCGCCTGATAAACCTGCGGAGTGTGTTTTGCACTGAACTCGCAACTGAATGGTTTGGGTCTTAGCTCGAAACGCACATAGTGGGCGGTTTTACCAAACAACGTGATGGTGGCGGGTTTCCAATCGGTTTGGTAGGTGATCGGCCAGTTGGCTTTGGGAATTTGCGATGGGGTGGTAATGGGGATGATGGTTTGGGTTTTGGTTTCATTATCGAGGATATCGAGCACCCATTTTCTAAATTGTTTGGCGATGGCCGTTCTGGCGAACATGGCGATGAGGTGAGCGCCGCGCAGTGAGAAAATGCGTACTGATTTTTGGTAGTTTCCTGAGGTCATCAAATTGATGACCTCAGACATTCCACTCGAAAACTCATCTGAATACCGAGCATAAATGTTAGAAATTGACTTCGGGGATTTATAGCCAAGAGCATTTGCGATATCACTAGCAGATAGCCAAAGCTGGTTGTGCTGTTCGATCACATCAAAATGGGTGTTTTGAAAAGTCAGTGCTGAAGTCATAGTGACCTCCTGTTGATAGCTTCCTTAAACCACCATCCGGAGTTCCTACGCTACGGGTGGTGAACTGAACAGGGGTAGGAATACCGCGCAACAGACACGGCCAGCCGAAGCTGCCCTGCCCAGCCCACCATAATGCAGATAGTACGGTTTCTATTCGAAACGACTATGTTTGGATGAACCGAGACCATACATACAAAAAAACCAGCAAAATGCTGGTACGTATGTACCTGTTGCTATTCAAAACGGGTTCCTACGCCCGGTGTTGGATTTTGCCAACATGCTTATAGGCTATACCATCTATAACCCTTTAGTCAAACCGATGAGCGCCGATAGCTGCCGATGGAACAGCCTCAAACTTGTTTATAAAAATTTTTATGATATATTTTACAGCATGTACAGACCGTACAAATTCCCATCACGCAGCCGTTGCTGCAAGGAAACGCCAAATGAAAACCGTAAGTAAATCGCCAAGACGCATAGTCTTCACGGATGCTGAACGTGTAATGGCTTTCAACACAATCGAGCAATCCCGCGCACGTCGCGAGAAGTCTCCTCGCAGAAAAAGGAATTCCAATTCAAATGAAACTCAAAGTTGTTGTTGACAGAGAACTACTGCCGTTAAATGAGCAGCAACAAATACTTAGAGACGAATTTGAAACCTACAAGCGAATAAGCTTAACGCGAGCAGCTAAAAACTTCATCACACCATCCGTTGGTGACCAAATGGCTATGCCTTCGGATCACCCCTCTTTTGGTAGAGATACTGAATTCGAAGAACCAGTATCTCTCATTAACGACATTCATAGATATCGATTAACTAAAGTTCACGTTGATACTAAAAAAGCGTGGAAGGTACATACAAAGCAATGGTACTGCAAAAGCAACGAAAGCATTGTGTATTCTGGCTTTGTTGCACCAGATGGTACATACATTCTCGTTATCATCGAATTTCTTACCGCTGCCAATTCAGATGATCCTAGTAGCTTCAATGCTCACAACCATTATACAGATAACGATGTGGATGGTTTTTTAGATATTGCAGCCGAAAACGAAGAAGATATCCTGAAAGAACTAGAGCAATAGCCAGCACAATCAGCCAACTGTCCATAACCAGCATCTACTCTTCGTTAAACTGTACAAAAACACAGCTTATTGACGTATGATTATCGCGTCAGTCAAAAAAAAGCTAGGTGTTATTATGAGAGTGTTCTGCCCTGAGTGCGAAGGTAAAGCCCGAATTCAGAAGACGAACCGCTTTACCGTTGGTGTTGCGGATTTGTATTGTGCGTGCTGTGACCCCGAATGCGGCCACACGTTTGTGATGAACCTTTCTTACAGCCATACGCTGAGCCCATCTGCCAAAACAACTAGCCAACTGGCGTTTGATTTGTGTAAAGCGTTGCCGCCAGAAGCGCGGCAACGGCTTAAGCATCAGTTAAACATGCTATAAACGAAATGCGGGGCTTTCGAGTTCATCTGCCATAGCAATGATAGACTGGATTGCCTTAACCTTTTCTGCATCAAGTAGGTCTGGGTTGTCTGCCACCAGTAACGTCAGAATATATCGCCCAGCATCTAAGCGCCCTACTCCAGCCTCACTCAGTGACACTCCATCGATAATCAGCTCCAGAGCTTGCTGGAATCGTTCTTTTTTGTCTGACATATCAATATCCTTACGAACACATCGCAAATATACTGTATATACATACAGATTTCTATAGTGGTTTTTGTGGATATTGATAATCGAGACACTGTTCACAGCAAAGCACAATGGCGATTACATCGGGCAGTAAACCGTTCAACGATGATGTGTGCAAAGCCTAACTAACTACGTAAATAGTTAAGATATGCACACCCGTTAGTCACACCAATGGCCAGTCGCCTTCCAACTCTTGGAAGAACGATAGGTCTGGTTGTGAATGTTCTTGTGGTTTCTGGTTTAGCTTCTCTATTTGCTGTTCGAACTTCTCCCAGCCTTCGAAGCGGCACCAAATGTCGCTATCGACCTCGCGTTTTACTTCAACCAAACGCGCTGGCCTGATTTTTCCGTGTTCATCCACCTCCGCTGGGCGGATTTTCAGTTCTGTTTCTTCATCGAGTCGCAATGTGCTGCCTTTAAACAGGGCGCTGATGGCGACATCATCAACAATCTGATCGTTTTGTGATCCTTTCAGCCTGTCCGGCTGCAACAAACGGGTTAGCTGAGTGCTGACCTGTCCGGTAAAGGGCTCCGTACAGTTATTGACAGAACTCCGAGAGGCGGCAGAGCCGCCAAAGGCAGTCGCTTCGCTCCCAAAACCCACCGCTTCACCTTCTGTGGTTTCCTTGTCCTTGCGTTTGATTGTCCAAACCTTTTCACGGGTTTTAATGACTTGCTCGGGTGTGGCGATGCCTTCCAGCTTGCGGATGGCTTCGGCGTAAGGAGAGGCAAACGGCAGCTCTTGATACACGTTGGTGACTAATAGCTCTTTGCGTTTCACGAAGGGGCCACCTTGATTCATGATGTAACCATGCCAACGCCCTTCATCGGCAGAGCGCAGCACAGCGGCCACATGGGGAATCTCTGTTTTGGCGCGAGCTTCGTAGCTTTGGGCGATCACTTCGACCAGTTCTTGATTGGTCATGACTCGCGCTGGCTTGTAAGCGCCAACGAGTTGATAGTGCAGCAGCTCATACATGCTGATGAGATCGGCTCTTTCCTGCATGAAAATGTACTCCATGAAGGCTTTTTTATTCTGGTTCGCGAGGCGGCGCAGTTCGCGGTATGTGGTCACAGGCGCACCACCGAAGAATTGAAACTGGCGAATACTCCAGCGGCTTTTCCATGCGCTGACGTTGCGTGCCATGTCTTTGACTGGCTTTCCGGTTTCGTCTGATATGTCGCCATCCATCGCGTAGCCGTCGATGTTCTTTGAAATGTATTTGGCGATGTAACCAGTGGCTGTGCCTTTGGTTGGGTCGATGTAGCCAAAATCACAGCGTGGGCGGTAATCAAGCGGCCCCATATACACGCCTTTGCGAAATGGCTTTTGTTTCTCTTTTTCGAATTCTGGGTGCAGTTCGCCCCGGTCTTCTTCTGTCGCGTAGGTGATGAAGGTGTCACGGACGGCGGAAATGTCTTCCTTTCTTACCCAAATCAGCAAATGCCAGTGTGGCGTGCCATCGTGATGCGGCTCGGCCACTCGCACACCAAACCAACGGATTTCGTCACGGTTCAGTTTGGCGCGGATCAGCTGCCACTTTTTGTTTAAGTAGGCTTGAGCATCACGCGGGCTGGCTCCGTTCCAGTGGTCGATAAAGCCGCCTTTTTTGTAACTGTTGTGGTACTTCGACGGCGTGGTGAGAGTGAGGAACAAGCCTTGCAAACCCAGCTCGTTGCCTATGTCTTCACAGCCACGGCAGCGCACCATCAGTTCATGGCGGCGAATCGCAGGATTAGAAACGCTCTTTTTGACCATGTCCCACAGGTCGTGCTCTTCTTCGGTTTCTTCATCGAACAGTACCATGTTTTTGATGGCTTCATAGTTGCGTTGTTGCTGCTCTTGGTGTTCGCGCACACAATCCCAACTTGCATAAGGTGAGGCGTTGTTGGATACCTGCCCCATGGCGATGGCGAGGTGTTCACGCATGATTTTGCGCACTTTGACTAAGCGGCCAAGCCACCACGAATCACTGATCATGCGCATGATGTCGCTGGACGCTGAAAGGTGGGTTTGCTTTTGATACTTGCGCGGCGCTTTAATGCCAAAAGTTTGGGTGCAGAAGTGGGCGAGCGCTTCGTAAGCATCAACAACCGCTTGGTCTACATCTTCTTCGCGGTCGGCGTGGTTGCGGCTAGCAGTGAGCTGCAAATAGGCTTCCATGATTTTGGCAATGCGAAATGCCATGTCGCGCAGTTCGTCTTGCTCTAATTCAGCAAGCAGGCGCTTTTTTACTGGCTTTCTATCCTTTTCATCTTTTTCAAAATCAAATGAAACCTGTTTGGATTTTATATCTTCTGGATTGCCATATTCTGTAAAGAACACGGGGTGAAATGGGTCTTCACCGTCTTCGAATTCTTTAGACAATAGAGCAACTTTCTGGGCATTTGGCAGTTGTTTGTATTGTTGCAGTACTTTGAGCACACGCTCTTTGGCTGGGCGCATTTTCTCACGCAAAAAGCTATTCGCCGCCCGCGCGCCCTTTTTCTCATAAGTGCGTATGTAGCGTTCAGCAAAGTATTTCGCAAGGTATGGTGGCACGTCTTGGAAAAAGGCTTTGCGCCATTCGTGAGAAAGCGCATCGACTTCGTAAAGTCGGCGCTCGATCACGCTCATGTCGTCGGGCTCAACGTTCGCGACTTTATGGCCAGCGGCAATCGCTGTCACGTCATAGTTAATCGGTGACAGCGGCGCTTGCCAAGGGAAGTCGTAGAGTTCGAGCTCAGTAGGTTCGCTCAGAAATTTCAATATGTTAACCTTACTATCTATACACAGGAGTTCTCTAAATGAAAACCAAACTACTTAAACCTGAATACAAACTTCCATTTGATCACTTACTCGTTGAATTCATTGAGGGTTATCAATCTCAAGAGCATTTAACCGAATATAAAATTGCCATTATGGGTAAAGAGAATAAGCACTACAGAAACATTAATGTCTATGGTGAGGATGCTCTTGAAGACTTAGATAATGAATTACAAGAATTCAACATGATTGACAGACTCGCTTACCTACCACCTGCCGGTGCTTACCATGCGGTTTACTCTGAGCGTACCGATGAAGACATTCTGTAAGTCGAACGTCCGCATTATCTAAAGAGCCGTCAGAAACCAAGGCGGCTTTTAGACATTCAAAATATGCCCATCCATCACGCGATTTACACGGATATCGTGAATTCATGAGTCGCTTAGCAATATCTAGCCTTCCATGTTTTCGATTGCAGCGAGTTTCAAGCTCTTCAATTAAAAAACCCAAAGAAATAATTGTGTCGTTCATACAGGCTCCATTTCCTGAGTGCTAATGATGAGATAACCGCCCTTGCCATAACCCTTGCTAATCACCCCATTTTTTAGGTGCTTACAGCTCAGGTCTAAACACGCTTGCTTTACGGCTTGCTCTTCGGTTTCAAAGTCGCCAATCAAAACATTAGCGACTTCTTGGGTTTCCTTCTTGCGAATGATTCCGCCATCAGGACAAAGTAAGATTGCGGCGTACTGCATTAGATGCCCTCCTCTACAATCTCTGCCGCTTCACGGGCTTCGATGATCAGTTCTGTGAGTTGACTTTCGATGGCGAGAAGACGATCGAGTGCGTTATCCCTACCAAGCCAAACCTGCTCACTAAGTAGTCTCACTTGAGGATGGCCATCCTTGTAAACCGTTTCAGCACTCATAGCCTGAACTTCAAGTTCGTTAACGTGACCAGAGAAATGGGTAAAGATGTGCAACACATCCGTATTCGCCATAGCCAGAACGTTGATGGCGTGAACGATGTCGTAAATGTCACGATTTTTAAGTGCAGAATCAGGTTCACAAATTTGCTTGAACTTACTTTTAGGGCCTAGTTCAGCAAGTTGAAGACACTCATTCAGCAGTTCAGACGATTGTTTTTTGAGTTCGGCTAATTCTTTGAGGTCATTACGAGCCGTACCTAATGCAGCTTTCGCCTCTTCACTCATCGCCATGAGTTGTGCCATGGCTTGTTCCAGTTCTTTATTCATCTTCATTGCTCCTACGCTAAGACGAAAAAAAGCCCCCCTTTCCTTGTGGAACACTCCGGGGGCAATGGGGTTGGCTAGGTTTAAAGGAAATCGGGTGCTTTCAGTTGGCTCACGTTGCCTACTTCACACTCAAAGCGTTTGGTCACTTTGTTCATCTCTTCCAAACCACGGCGCACCTTTTGGCGCTCGATGTCGTTGAGTTGGTCAAAGTTGACGTTTGCGATTTTCGGGTCAAGATCACCCGCAATGCAGCACATGGCGCGTTGCTTGAGTGTTAGCGCGTTATAGGCTTTGCGCACTTTGTTGCGCTTGTAGCTGCTTTCAAACAGGGCGTGCGCCATCGCAATACTGTGCGCGGCGGGCACATGCGGCAGTGTAGCGAGGTAGGCGTCTACATCTGCGCGGGTGCGTGGTGCGTGGTACTGCGGCAGGTTCACGGCTTCACTGTGTTCTGCCGTTTGCATTTGTTGTTTATTGCGCTGCACTTGCTGGCGCGTTTCTGCGATGGCTGACATGGTGTTTTCTCCTTATGCGAATCCGGGGATGGGCGCACCTTGAGCCATGAAATCCGAACCCATTTGAATCAAGGGTTGCAGGCCTGTTGTGCGTTTTTCTAAATCGGCGATCAGTAATGCCAAGTTGCCCAAGGCGGCTTGGCACTTCGCGAGGGTTTTGCGCTTACGGCTGCGCGGTAAACGCTCTGCGGTGCACATTTGCATTGCATCACTAGAGAGTTCCCCACAAAGCGAGGTGTTGAGCAGTACGCGCTCAATGATGTTCTTTTCTTCCCCTTGCTCTGGCAGCGCCACGGCAACTACGCCGCAATCACTGAACAAGGTATTGATGATGGTGTAATCCCCTGATGCCTTGCACAGCAGCACTAAATCAACTGGGCTCAGTTTGTGCGGCTGTGCAGGGTTGAGCATGTTGCGCAGCGATTGCCCGTCTAACGAAATGCGTTTGGCGAGCTGTTCAATGTTGTGATTGACAACGAAATCACTGCAAACGGCGTTGTAAGCTTGCTGTTTGCGTTCACGTAATTCATACATGGCGATGTCAGAAACCATAATTAACAATCCTTATATAAAAGGCGGTATGCAAATGACTGACGCTGCAAACAGATGTAGCCACAACGGGCAATGGTTTTTAGTTGGAATCAGGGAGGAGAAACGCATGATTACCCCAGCACCTGCATAGCTTCTCGCGCTGCGATTTCGTGCATCGCAACCATGTTGACTAGCGGCTTATCACGGCGCTTGTCTTTAGGTTTGATGATGATGCGGCCTTCATTGATGTACTGCTTGATTGTGCCCATCGCTAAACCGGAGAGTCTTGAATACTCTTCCATCGTCACATAAGGGCTACGGGGTGGTACCGAATAGGTCAACATGGTGATATCCTTGCATTTATATCTATCTTTATCGGTTGTTGCTTGCTTTGGTCGGCGTGACATCCGAAACACAAATACATTTTTGATCCACTTTTAAATTTCGTCAATACACAAAAGCAGATCAAATCCACAAAAATAATTGCGAACTATGAAAATGGAAAAAATTCCACCATTTGATTACTTGAAGGGTGAAGCATTTACAGATGCTTTGAAGGAAGTAACTGGGTGCAAAACACTTTTAGAGATGTCGGAGTTATTCGACGTACCCAAAGCGACATTTAGCGCATGGAATACACACGATCGTACATCTCATGAATTGATTGTTCGCTTATATTTGGCAAAGGGCATCCCAGTTAAAAAGCTTGCTCTAGGCATTGATGAATCGGAAAAGCTGCTGACTTCTGAGACAAGTCTGGATCGCAACCATCGTCAGAAAGAACAGATAAATCCTCAGCATCAAATTGTCATCCTTAAATCTTTCTGCCTCACAAACGGACAGCTCGTTGCAACTGGAGAAATCCCCTATGCACAACGCATTTTTAACTCATGGGATTTAGAAGCAAGTAACACGATTGAAATCGAAACAAATGAAGGTCGTTTTCTAGTAGATAAAAAGCTTAACGATGCAGTTAGTGGTGAATACCTTATTGATATCAATGGTCGGTTATCTTTAAACCACATTCAGCGACTACCAAACAAATTAGCAGTAGTATTCGGTAACTCGACAGTTGAAGTATCAGAGGAAGATATCAAAGTGATTGGCCGTGTGGCTGTGGCTTTGGAGAGGGTTTAGATGGAAACAATAAAATTAGCACTAGACCTAGCTCTTTTAGGGGAAACTTCTCATCAAAATTATACAGTAATCACTTTTGGACTCGCATCTGCCCTATTCGGACTACTTATTGTAATCCTTGATTTTTGCACAACTAAATCTTTGGACAAGAATAGCTACTTAAAGCTTTCATATACAGGCTTGAAAGGTATCGGCGTTTTTCTTATGTGGGGTATGGGAGCAGGTATTGCTGGCATGGTTGGAGCTGCTGCCGATATTTTTGAGATCAGTCGCACTGCATGCGTTTTTGTTGGTGCTGGATGGCCTGTTGTTCTGCCCAGATTACTCGCGTCAGCAAATCAAGAATTATCTTCAGAGAAAGTTCCTACGGAGTAAATCATGTTAAATTTCCTATTAGGTCGCTCAAGTTTTAGTAATAAAATTCAAGTTATAGAGTCAATCCGTGGATTCGAAAGATTTAGCAGTGACGAAAACATTAAAGATGCTGATGCTCTGCTGATTTTCAAAAGCGATACCCAACAATGTTGGCTAGTTTTCACAAATTTACGCATATATTTCGTCATAGATGATACTGAAAAATCCATATTAAAAGCGATGTGGGCCCGAGATAAAGAAAAACTAGTTTCAAATGGAAGAATTAACTTACATCTAAAAGATGAGCCTTACTCAAAAGCTACTGGACGTCTTTTTTTTGGTAATATGAACAACAGTATCTTATATACTAAATCTTTATTTCAAAGCATAAGTATTGCTGGTGCAATTCTTGCCTTAGCCAATAAGCATTTACTCGAAGACCAATAAGTAGAGGAAAATATTTTGACACAAAAAGCAAATTACAGGTCAGACGCCTTAAATTTCGAAGTAGATGCACAACTTATACGTGAGTTAGGAGAACGGCTTGTTAGTAGAAACCACATTGGTATTTCTGAACTAATAAAAAACTCATACGATGCGGATAGCCCATTTGTTGAAGTGGTTCTATCTAATGTCACTAGCTATGATTTGAGAACATCTGAGTTAACAATTATGGATCGTGGCTCGGGAATGAGCTTTGATACTGTAAAAAATCGTTGGATGATCATTGGTACCAGCAACAAAAGAAACAACCCAATTAGCCCTATATTTGGCCGCCCAGTTACAGGTAATAAAGGTATCGGTCGGTTTGCATGCCAACGATTAGCGGAAAGGCTTGAATTAGAAACATGCTGTAAAACAGATGAAGGGTATGAATATACTAAGGTTCAGTTTGAATGGGATGACTTCAAACCGGGTGTATCACTTTCAAACGTTAACTGTATATATGAAACCTACACTGAAACAACAGGCGAACCTGGCACTGCACTTCGCTTAAAGGGATTAAGGGAGCGTATAACTGACAGAGATTTTAAAATGATACTGAAAAGTATCAGTTTAATATCGATTGCAGATCCAACTCTCCGTAAAGGATTTGAGCCAGATCCAGGTTTCGAAGTTACGATATCTGCACCTGAGTTTGCGAGTTTAATGGGTGCACATCAATTTAAAGCGAGTAAACGAGTTCTGTCATCTGGTTGGGGAACTCTTCAAGGTGAAATTAATTCACATGGCACTCTCTACTTGACTTTAGAGAGCAAAGATACCGAGTTAAAAAAATTCACTACCCAAAGTGATAATTATAAAGCGTTAGATGGTATCAAATTCGAAATATTTATCATTCCCTTAAAAGCTAGAGATAGTCTCGAACGAAATCGTGAACCTACACTATTAACAAGTCAAACATTAAAAGAAATTCAAGAATATTATTCAGGAATTAAGCTCTATCTAAATGGATTTCGTGTTTACCCATACGGAGAAGTTACAGAGGGCGACGACTGGCTAGGTATTGCTCACGACATTTCAAGACGACGGGGAGCTAGTGATTTCAAAGAAATTAACGATCTAGCAAAGCATATGGGCATCACATATCCTACTCGAGCAATGCTTAACCATCCGGGAACAAGATCGCTTATTGGTACAATTCACATAGCAGGCCAAGCTGTTGAGTCATTTGAAGTAAAAATGGACCGAGAAGGGCTTGTTGAAACCCAGAACTTTCGTAATTTAAAAAACGTAATGCGATTAGCCCTTGATTGGGCAACAATGAATTATGAAGCGTGGTTAGTAAGAGCGCGTAAAAAACAACACCAAGAGAAAGTGAAAAATTTTGAGCTATCTATTGGTCATACCTTTGAAGATGATAAATCTCGTTTTACCAAAGCCATTGAGACTCTACGCTCTGGTGCGATCCTGCCCCAGACTGAACAAGAAGGGAACTCTTCTAAAGCAATAACCGAAGTTATTGATAAAAAGAACATATCCAATATAACTGCTCTAACAATGAAGTTAAAGGAAGTTCTTCCTAATAAAGATGAAGTAATTCTCAAATTAAACGAAGAGCACAACAAAGGCCAAATTGATACTGCAACAGACTATGCAATTTCACAATTTGATGCTTTAAGTGCTGAACTTGAGTTATTAAGAGCAGTTTCGGCTACAGCACCGTTACTTTTTGTGTTCGCACATGAAGTAAAAGGTATTGCACAAACACTTCTGTCGCAATCCACGCGACTTGAACTAATAGCAGATAAAATTGATGATCCAGAGACCAAGGCTGAACTATTAAATCTGGCGAGCAATGCTGATTTATACAAGCAGTCGTTTGATGATTTGTTTGATTTATTTGATGTTTTTTCTGATGCTACAGATAACATGAATAAGAAAATCACATATCATCAATTATTCCAGAAAGTTCAAACAGGATTGAAATTCTTCCTAGAACAGTTTGATATAGAACTAGTTTTTGAAAAAGTAAATCCGACATGGAAAGTGCCAAAGCTTAATCAAGCAGAAGCATACTCAATATTAATCAATTTGATATCCAATAGTATAAAATCATTGATTGCTAGTGACAGTGAAAAAAGAAAAATTAATATTTCCATAACTAAAGTCGGTTTAGACAATATTATCCTTGTTAAGGACAATGGTATTGGATTAGCAAAAGAACATTGGGAAACAGTTTTCGAGGCTAGAACTTTTGACCCAGAAGGAAAACTTTATAACTCTGTTTCATCAAAGTTAGGCAATGAAAAATTGAGTAATTTAGGAAAAGGCTCAGGGTTAGGTTTAAATATTATTCGCAATATTTTAAGAAAGCATAAGAGTGATGCATTTTTTATAGAGCCTGATGAAAACTGGAAAGCTATCGTACAAGTTGTGATTGGTAATTAATATGAAAATTTTAGTAATTGATGATAAAGCAAAAGTACAAAATCATGTTAGAACTGTTCTTTTAGACGCGTTAAAAAAAAGACAAGGTATAGAATACGATATTATCGAACCCAAAGAAGAACAGCTAAAGGAAAAGTTAACTAATGTTTCTAGTTATAACTTAGTTATTATCGATTTCAGGTTTGATCAACCAGGCTCTGCGATATTTAGAAGTGGAGCATCCCTATACTCACTGATCAAAGATCATACTTCATCAATTCCAATTTATTTAATCTCCGTCCTAACATCTACAACCAACCAGATTGGTGACTTTGATTTATTTATAAACGATACAAGATTAAAGGATGGCAATTCATTTAAAAAAGAAATTGAAGATCATATTCTCTTAAAAAACTGTCAAACGATTGAACACTTTTTAACTTTACTTAGTGCTCCTGAAGATACCAATGAAGATCTTAGATTAATATTGAAACCCTTATTCAGCAAAGTAAAATTTCATTCTAGAGATAATGAAATACCTAAAGAATCAATTAGTCAAAGTTTAAATTTACTACTCTTTCAATGGCTAACACAAACGCTATTAAGAAAAGAAGGTTTCCTCGTTTGTAAGAAAGGGGCTGCTATAGCCTTAGGTATTAGTACTCAATACTTTGATGCCATTGCTGAAAAATTCGATGTTGCTAAGTACAGTGGCCTATTCAGTGGCTCTTTCGAAGAACGTTGGTGGCTCACTCTACTAGAAGATGTAGTAATAAACATCCATGACACTAATGACTTATTATCTAAACATTCGTTTTCAGAAGCATCATCTTTGCTCTTAGGCGCAAAAGATGATGAAGATTTTTCAACTTGTGTTGTATGTAGTAAAAAATATCCAGATAGCTTAGGTATCTTAGCTCAAGGTGATCCTAAAGACATTCATCCCGTCCATACTCACTGCTCTGAATTAGATGAGTCAGTAGTGCAAGAGTCATTCTTTGAAAATTTACGTTTAATAGCTGAGGGTGAGTAATTTTGCTATGCTAGATAAGAAAATAACTGAAAAATACTTAAATGTACTTATGGATTTTTCAAAATATTTAGTTGCAACAAAATCACTATTACCAGCATCAAGAAAGTCATATCTTTCGATATATTTTTGTAAATTGATAAATGAATTACGTCAACACCTAAAAATAATAAAAAAATCAAATTTAAATACAACTATATCTATAGAGCCAAACATTTTATTTCCATTTAATAATATAAAAACAAAAACAAGAAAGTTTCATATTTCTCTAGGTGGGAAAATTGTAATAACAAATAGCATAATTACAGAACAAAGTTTATCTGTAAATATAATTCTAGAACATACAGATAAGTGTAACCCCATTCCAGAAAACTGGAAAATGTATCCCGTTGATACCGGATTTCATATAATTCGACGATTTCATTTTGATTATGACATATCTAATGATGATAATTTAAAACCAAAATTCCATTTACAATACGGTGGTAATTTTGAACAAAAATATTTTGACTTAGGAAACAACATATACTACAAACTATGTAATCCTTTGGATACACCTCGATTACCTCAACAACCATACGACATTATAATGTTATTAGACTTCATAGTACGTGAATTCTCATTAAATTGTAAGATTATAAACGAAGCAAGATGGAACGAATTAGTTATTAACAGTGAGACTATTTGGTTAGAACCTTATTACAGAAGCTTATTAGACAGACTTTCCGACTCAAAAAGATCACAACCATTACATAGAATTAATTAAGCAAGTAAAGGGCTCACTTAGCCCTTTTTATTCATGGAAAAATTCGTACACCCTTGTAGCGTTCACTTCTAAGTGCTCTAATGCCTGAGCTTAAACGCTTACATTGTTCCATCGTAATTAAACCATGCTTGATAAGGACATCATCCACCAGTTCCGTGGCCATTTTATGGTCTCCTTCTTGTAGCTCCCTTTCGACATCTGTTTTAATTGCTACTAAGTCCTCAACACAATTATTCGTAAAAAGCACTTTTATGTTTCTGCCCGCTGAAGGCTCAATCTTAAGCACACCCGAGCTGTAGGCTCTACCTTCTATCTCCGCTGAAAATTGGGAGTACGTAGAAAGTAGTGTTGTCGCAAACGCCTGTTTAACCAGTGCTGAGGTTTTTTCTCGGAATATCACTTTATGGATAGAATTTGTGCAGTTTAATTTAGCCTTATTTACGACCATTCTTGGTCCAAGGTGTATCATATAAGACAAAAAGCAATCTGCAATAATACCATCAATACCGTAACCAGGTGCAAACCAATGTGGGCGCTTTGCAAACGTTCTATTTTTATTTCTTTCCTGCTGTGTTATCTGATTTAAGTATATCGATACAGGGTGTTCAGGGTTCTGCATATGCTCTTCTGTAGGACATACGAGGTAAGCTCTATAACCATCACACTGGAGCTTCTTATGCTTTCTCATATCGTGAGTGATCCCTGAAAAGAAAGAAAACTTTCCTATCGCAGGTTGTAATACATCTTCAGGTAAACCGAACTTCTCTATCGTTTTTTTATCAACGATAAAGTATTTGTTTGCTCCAGTTACCATGCCAATTTTGATATCAGCGTAATGGCCTATCGGCTTAGAACTTTCTGAGTTCATCAGATCGAAGTATGCTTTTCTTGCTTCTCTACTAACGATATCTAATTTATAACCATCTACGCCTGATTCTGTTGCTTGCAATTGAGTTTCAATTGCCTGCTTAAGCTCAATAACATTTTCTACAGAAGCCACAGAGAAATGAGAATTTTCCATTGGTTCTGCGCTAAAACCTTCCGCAATTAATATGACAGATGTTTCTTGCGCACCTTCTTCTTTAAAAAAGCGTTCCGCGAGCTTTAAAACCTTAACGCTGTAGAAATGGCGTTTATGGATAGCTAATAATCTTTTGGCATAATCAGCATGAAGTAAGCTACTTGGGAGAACCCAAGCAACACGGCCACCTTCTTTAATAAAACTCAATGAATGAAGTAGGAAGAAAGCCCATAGGCTTGCGTTTCGTCCCATAGTTAAGCCGGAGAAGGGAGAGTTGTGCAAAACTTTCTCACATGCTTCTCTCTGCTTTTCTGTCATATTGTGCATAGAGACGTACGGCGGATTACCCAATACCACATCAAATTCGTTAACAGAAAAATCACTTGGCTGAACGGAGATAAAATCATTCTGGATAAAACGGTTAGAAGTCTCGACCATGTGGCCAAACTTTTCACTTAGAATGCTGAATGCATGGCCATCGATATCCACACCGTACAATTGCTTCTCTGGAGATTTACACCCTAGGCGTCGCAACGTTTTAATGCTGCTGTCAAAAAATCCACAGCCACCAAAGCTTGGTTCAAGAATTTCCTCATCAGAACGCACAATAGCCCAGTCGGTTAGAACTTGGCTTAATTCAGGTGGTGTGTAGTAAGCACCCAGCTCTCTTTTTTTACTTAAAGGATGTGGGTTTAACATCAGTTCATGTACTCGTTCATCTAAGTCGTCAACTTATAAGATTTCTTGGGTAAGATATTAACCTATATAGCTTCTCAATTGAATACATTCATCATGGATGCATCGAGAACAACACATAAACATATCTATAATAATCAGTTAGATAGATAAACATTAAATTATGTTTATAGCTGATACATTATCTGTTTAACGTGATTAGAAGCTCAATCACTAAACCTGATTTACTTTTGTTCAGGTATTAAACGTTGTTTGCCGTTTGGTTTTTCTTATACTGTATTTATATACAGAAAACTATAGTTTATCTATGTCGATACGCAACCTTAAAGATGGCAGTAAAAAACCTTGGCTTTGCGAGTGTTACCCACAAGGCCGCGAAGGTAAGCGCGTGCGTAAAAGATTCGCCACCAAAGGTGAGGCCACCACTTATGAAAACTTCATCATGCGTGAGGTGGATGATAAGCCGTGGATGGGAAGCAAGCCTGATAGCCGACGTTTATCTGACATCGTTGACCTATGGTACTCACATTATGGCCGCACATTAGTGAATGGTGATGTGATCATTCAAAAGTTTCACCATATGGTGAATGCGATGGGCAACCCTATTGCAGCCACCTTTTCAGCAAAAACTTATTCAGACTTCCGAAGCAGACGCATGTCCGGCGAACTTATTTTTGTTGATGGCCGTTGGAATCGAGGCAAGCCCAGCATTTCAACCATGAATTCTGAGCTGGCACGTTTTAAAGCGGTATTCAATAAACTGAAAGAACTAGGTGAATGGAACGCGCCAAACCCGTTAGATGACGTAAAGCCGTTTAGGGAATCTGAAAGGGAAATGTCTTTCCTCACAACCGAGCAAATCAAATTGCTGCTTGATTTAGTAGCTCAACACGAAATTACAGATATGCTTAAGATTGTTAAGATTTGCCTTTCAACTGGCTCACGCTGGAATGAGGCGGCAAAGCTACGGGGCAGCCAGCTATCCGAGTATAAGATTACCTACACAAACACCAAAACCAAGAAGAACAGGACGGTACCGATTTCTCGCGAGCTTTACGAGGAGATATACAAGCCAACCTCCGGTCGTTTGTTTGAGGAGTGCTATACACCGTTTTGCTACATTCTAAAAAATAAGCTCGGAATTACTCTTCCATCTGGGCAAGCTTCTCACGTATTGCGTCACACATTCGCCAGCCACTTTATGATGAATGGCGGCAATATTTTGGTGTTGAGAGATGTTCTCGGCCATGCTGATATCTCGATGACGATGCGCTACTCACATTTTGCTCCTGACCATTTGTCAGATGCGATCACAAGAAACCCACTGGCTAATTTGTCATAACGCAGGTGGTCGCCACAAAAATTTTTATTACCTCTGTCGCCACTTTGTCGCCACTTGCTAAATTTAGAGCAAAAAAAGAGCCGTCAAAAACGGCTCTTAATCATTCGATTTTTCCGATTAATTTAAGGTTTACTCACGCCCGTAGACGTTGTTTTCTTGCTCTTGAACTCGGATAAATGTTGTACGCTTAGTTAGCTCACGAAGCTCGGCCGCGCCTACGTAGGTACAGGTTGAGCGCACGCCGCCGAGGATGTCTTGAATGGTGCCGTGTACGCTGCCACGGTATGGCAATAGTACGGTTTTTCCTTCGGCTGCACGGTAACCTGCTACACCGCCAGAATGCTTGTCCATCGCGCTCTTCGATGACATGCCGTAGAACTTCATGAAGGTTTCGCCATCTTTAACTACAACTTCGCCGCCCGCTTCTTCATGGCCAGCCAGCATACCACCGAGCATAACGAAATCTGCACCACCACCGAAAGCTTTCGCCACGTCTCCCGGGCAAGTACAGCCACCATCACCAATGATACGACCACCCAAGCCGTGTGCGGCATCAGCACATTCGATAATCGCTGATAGTTGTGGGTAGCCCACACCCGTTTTCACACGAGTAGTACACACTGAACCTGGGCCAATACCGACTTTGACAATATCAGCGCCAGCAAGAATTAACTCTTCTACCATATCGCCTGTCACAACATTGCCGGCTGTGATCACTTTGTCAGGGAATGCAGCACGTACTTTTTGCACGTATTCCACAAGGTGCTCAGAGTACCCATTCGCGATGTCGATACAGATGAAAATCAGCTCATCGGAGAGTACCATTACATCTTTGGTTTTTTGGAAATCGGCTTCTGATGTGCCTGTCGAAACCATGACGTTGTTCAAAACAGCTTTGTCTGCGCTTTGTACAAACTCAGTCCAATCCGCAACCGTGTAGTGTTTATGTACAGCCGTCATCACACCATGTTCTGCTAATGCTTTAGCCATGGCAAAACTGCCTACCGAGTCCATATTTGCAGCAATGACTGGCACGCCTGACCATTGACGGCCACTATGTTTGAAAGTAAACTCGCGGGTTAAATTTACTTGAGAACGGCTTTTCAGGGTTGAACGTTTCGGGCGAAACAGGACATCTTTAAAACCTAACTTAAGTTCTTGTTCGATACGCATTGTGTAATTCCTTGATTAATTGACCATTTGTGTCTCTTAGCAGAGTGCGTAGTACCTCCGTTGGCAGACGTCAGTACATTTCGGACACAAAAAAACCGGAGCGTTGGCAGACGCTCCGGTTTTCAGCATTATAGGCCGCGTTTTTTTTCTCTCAAGACTGATATTTGACTTTTTTTTGTGTTACCCTGCCGAAGCTTTCATACCCACCGAACCCACCTTCAGTCATCTAGTTTTAATCCTATTAACAAACAGCAACTTAACTCAGCATTGTCAAATTTCCGGCATGGTAAAATCCTTTTAGAAATCGATTGCTTTTAGCCTGAAAGTCCATTAATCAGACTTAGATCACGCTCTACCATGAGCATAAAATGACCTATTACTAAGCTTGCTCGACCAAATCGATCAAAGTCACACAGTGCGTAAATAATTCACCATAACTATTAATCGGGCGCAGTTATTGCTTATTTTTAAGCCTATTATTGCGTTAGGTGTTGCCCCTTTCAGGGAAAGAAACAGGTGATCTATGGCACGCTCTTACTTTTGGCTACTTCTCTGCTGTTGGTTTGCACTGCCTGCTTATGCAGGCTCCAGCCCTTATTTGTTTTCCTTAAGTACCGGTTTTAGCCAAGTGGATAATACATCGAGTAGCGATGAAGCTTGGGTCACTAAATTTGGCTATAACTACCAGTTTTCTCCATTTGTTGGTTTAGATATGGGGTATTCAGGCATGATCGGCAACGGAGCTGAAATGCTGAATAGTCAGCAGCAAAAGGTTGATGTCAAAGTTGAAGGTTTCTACTTCGGTGCTTTTATGGAACAACCGATCAACAATGTCACTGTGCTTTACGCCCGAGGCGGTTTGGCACGCATGAAAGTCAAAGAACGCTATGAGTTAGGCTCTATCAGTGATAATCGCCAGTTTTCAGGAACCCATCCCTATTTAGGCGTTGGCACTAAGGTACAGTCAAGTATCGACAAAAGTTTGGCGCTGACGATGGAGCTTAACTACCAACCCTTAGAGCAGGATTATTCCAGCCTCTCATTTACTGTCGGCGGGCAATATCGTTTTTAA